TCATTTTACCCGATCCAATCTTAAATCGTTAATTCTCCACGTATCGAACACCAACTCCAATAATATTTTTTGCCTCGCCTCAACAGACGACTTGTTCCAACCGGTAAAATTGTATTGGAAATCATTTTTGAATCGATTCAAGGCTGTATTTACTCCGATATAAAATTTACTATCGAGTAATTTCGTCAGACAAACAGACGATTTGCCATACTCCGACTGCTTGTCATAAAACCATTGATCTGTCGATAAATCATTATAATTATTCACGGCCTGATTAATCATGCTTTCGATCAACGTGACATTACCCAATCGATACACATAGGAGTAATACTCCTCCTCGGACAAAAACTCCAGTGGAATACTTCCATTTTTCGGTGATTGAGGTAAAATATGTTCTATTTGCAAATCATTATAAAATTGATGTCCACAGACCGGGCTGTGCAATTTTTCCAACACCGTATTTTCTATCTTCCCCAATACATAGCGCAACCGATACAAGGGATTATAAACCCCATGACTCAAAGTTATGAATTCGGCTTTAAATACCCCTACCTTATCCAGCAAATAAGGTAACATCGTTTTCTCTATCACGCAGGCAATTTCATCTATCGTCGTAAGATTACGTAATTTCTCCGCCCATTGGACAAACAAGGATTCATTCGTCTTGGCTTGGATCCTGAGGGTCGAGCTGAAAAAGAAGAAACTCTCTATTTGTTTGGCCAAATATTCGATTGCCGGCACATCCGCATTGCTTCCCAAAGACAATAACAGGATCAAATGCTGTCTGGATTTGTATTTATTAATAAAGCCTATATTTGTCACGTGAGGATACAAGCACCCATCCCGCTGTAATTCAGTGGCATTTACAAGTTCTGAATACCGTTTGGACATACAGCGTATCTCCTTTGCAAAGTCTACCGGATGCTTTTCATATTGCGTAGCCTGTTTCCCTTCAGAAGATATAATCCATTTATAAATATCATCTTCTCGCAAGATACCATTATAATATCGGGCACTCAGAAAATATCGCAAAAATCGTAGGGGTTTTTGATCTTCAGAACATTCCTGAAGATTTTGAATAATCTCCCTCCATATATCTTTTATCTTGGCAAAATCCGACTCTTTGGTATTACAAAAGTACAACGGCTATCTATAAAAAGCAAATCAAAGTATAATAACTGATATTCAGATTGTTATTCATCATATCGGTATTGAAATATCGAGAGAATGTGAATCTTTCTGCATAAATAACCGAGAGTTGCGTTTCCAAATCATTACCTCGTTTTGGGATGCTTGCGGTTACATACAACGGTTATTTACAGTCTATTACGTTTATATTCATCTTGTCGGACGACTCTGCCGAAATTATTTTTGTCCAACTTAAAAAAGCAGAGTTTATGCGCAGTACTTTCAAGGTCTTGTTCTACCTCAAACGAACAAAGAGCACCCCGCGTGCAGTCTATCCGGTTATGGGCCGCATCACGGTCAACGGCACGATTTCACAGTTCAGTGCCAAGATCAACGTTCCGGAACAACTGTGGGAGGTTAAAGGCGGCCGAGCCAAAGACAAAAGCGTCGAGTCGGAACGCATCAACCGCCATCTGGACAATATCCGCATCCAGATCGGCAAACACTATCAGTCGATTTGCGATCACGATGCCTACGTCACGGCTGAAAAGGTCAAGAATGCCTGGCTGGGTATGGGCGAACGATACCGGACTCTTGTGGATGTTTTCGAACATTACACGAATGATCTTTTCAAACGTATCGGCGTAGATCGCTCGGAAAGTACCTGGTGGCGCTATCGGGCGTCGCTGGGTCATCTCCGAGCCTTTCTGAAACACGAGTACAACCTCCACGATATTCCGCTGCTCGAATTGGAACAGTCGTTCATCGAGCAATACCACGTCTATTTGAAAACTGTCTGCCATTTGAAGGCGGGCAGCGCATGCCGCTACATAGATTGTTTGAACAACGTGGTGAAAATTTCGTTCAACAACGGTCTTATGCCGCGTAATCCGTTCGCTTTCTACAGTTATTCCGCTCCGAAGGAACCGAGAACTTTTCTCAGCGAGAAGGAACTGCGGATTTTTCAGACGACACGATTGAAGAATGCCAAACACGAATACCACCGCGACCTGTTTCTCTTTTCCTGTTTTACGGGAATCTGCTACAAAGACATGCGCTATCTGACCTGTGAACAAATCATACCGGACACCAAGGGGCACCTGTGGATACACGGTAACCGTTGCAAGACGGGTGGAGAATATATGGTCAAATTTCTCCCTGCGGCTTTGCGTCTTCTGGAAAAATATCGCGGAACAGCTCCGTCACCGCTTGCATTCGACATGCCGAAACTTAGCAGTATCAATTGCTCCTTGCGTCGTATTACCAAACAGTGCGGTATCTCACGGCACATAACCTTTCACTGCGCACGTCATACGTTTGCCACGACACTCTGCCTTTCACAGGGTATTCCTTTGTCAACAGTTTCCAAGATGCTGGGACATAAACAGATCACCACGACACAGATCTATGCGCAGACTACACCGATAATGATCGAGGATGCGATCGATCGTGTCGAATCCCGGCTGGGCGGCAAATTCGCAGTATAGCGTAATCATTATAAAAATCATTCACCGCAAGGAAATTTCATGTAAGTAACAGTGTAAGTTACAAAGAATATCGGTCGGGAGTTGTCACCTTTGCACCGTAACCAACTATCTCGATTATGGATAAAGACGACAAACTCCGCCTTGCGGAAATTCATGCAATGGTCAAGACGCTTTCCGTGGACCTTCAATTTTTGAGACGCCATCGCAACGTGCTTTTCGGGACACCGGTTCTGGAGTTCAACGAGGTTTGCTCGGTACTTCACCTGAGTGCCCGTCAGGTGCAGCGCCTTCGTGAGCGCAAAGAACTCGTCGGGTTCAACGTGGGCCGCCGGCGCTTGTACTTTCAGACGGAGATCTATGACTACCTCTCCCGTTTGGAGAGAGAAAACTTCAAACATCCCGAACAGTCAATGGAACAGTGATTATGGATCGACCGAACAATCCCAATGAAACGAAGTATCTGCTGATCGGGGAAGAGGAGTTCGAACGTCTTCTGCGCAGCTATTATATTCTCGGCAAGGGGCTTCTGGCTTTCGAATATCTCTGCAGTCACAGCGACCGTCCGATGTACCTGTCAGCCGAGGGCGTGTGCGAAGTGCTCGGCATTACGCGCGACGAGTTGGACGAGCACCGCCTGAAACGACAGATCAAGGCGAAAGTTTTCCAGCGGCAGATGATGTACAGCCTCTACGATCTGGTACTCCTCGCCGAACGTCTCGTGCGCCATAAGATCCGGTACAGGCTCTCGAAAGCGCCCCGCTTCGATGCGACGGGCCAACGCCTGTGATTCGCGTTGTATCTCAGCTTATCAAGACCGGCCGTTTGCGGCCGGTCTTTTTCTCCGATTTCGTAAAAGCGACGAAACGACAGCAGGAAGAAAGGAGGCATAGACAAATACCATACATCCGATCTACCGGCCCGCTTCGAGGGAAGCCTTTCGGAACTCTTTGAGCAGCGCCATCAACTCCAATGCGGCTTTACGAGCCCTCCGTCCAGCTGCCTTGTTGTTATGTCAATATTTACATAACAACAATTAGGTAAACACTATTATAATGTAAAGAAGCGGTTGGAATATATTATGTTCCAGCCGCTTCCTAATTATTTTCTTTACATAATTATTTGTAGCTTTAGTAAATTCTAAATCTACAAGTTATGTGTAAAACGAATAAATCCATCTCGGAAATTATCGATGCATATCGATGTGAATTGATTGACAGAGGTTATAGTCAGGGAACTTTTTATGATTATTCGAAAATCTGTCGTATCATACAAAAATGGTGGGATAAAAAAGGTCTTAAAGAATTTAACGAAGAAAATGCCTTCCAATTTTGTGACGAATTTATAGGGACACGTTATCTGGCCCCATCTTTAACATCAGAACAGAGGCGTAAACTGCGGGTTATTCGAATGCTTCTGTCGATATATAGAGATGAAGATTTCGAAAATTATACACCCTCTCACCAAAAAATTTTTAAGACAAAACTTGGTGATGTCTTTTATCCGTATATCGACTGGTGCATATCGACACTCAAATTCACACCGTCCACAGTGGAAACCCACAAACGGGTTGCAACTAAATTCGATTCTTTTTTATGGGCACGAGGAGTTAATTTGACGGAAGTCTCATCATCGCTTTTTGAAGATTTTATTACGTCCGAATCAAAATCCAACCGAGTAAGGTACAAAGGCGTTCTTCGCAACATTTACCGATACCTGTATGAAACAGGTATTACGAAAGGGGATTTATCAATATTCATACTCAAAGAGCCTTATATTCGTGCTGCATCAAAGCTGCCTACAACATATACCGAAGAAGAAATTAAAAATCTAATCTCATCCGTTGACAGAAGTACACCGTTGGGGAAACGGAATTATCTTATTTTACTATTGGCTTCAGAATATGGTATGAGAGCATCGGATATCCGGAGTTTGAGTTTGAAACACATCGATTGGGAATCGAACACGATATTGTTTAACCAACAAAAAACAGATATTCCGGTTTCTTATCCTCTTATTCCGTCTATCGGTAATGCCATTATTGAATATTTGAAATACGGACGGCCTCCGGGTGGAGATGATGTGATTATTGTACGACATGACTCTAAACGTAAAGGGTTACGGCTTTCATCCGGCGGGATTTATTCCATAGTGGAAGGCGCTTTTAAGAATTCGAATATTTCGAATTGGCAGAAAAAGAAACATGGTCCTCATTCTCTTCGGCATAGCTTTGCTTCAAATCTGTTAAAGCATGGAGCTGGATACTATATAATCAGTATGACCATGGGGCACAGTTATGCTGAAACAACCAAAACATATTTGCAAATCGACTTTGACCAATTAAGAAAATGCAGTTTACAGATTCCAGTTGTACGCAGTATCTATTATAACCATATGGCATATTAAGGAAAGGAGGTGGCATATGGGTAGACCTAATTATTATTCAGCCTTTGCAGAACATATTTCCAAGTTCTTAGATTATAGAGAGAATAGCGGGATAAAATATATGTATCCGGATTATGTGCATCTCAAGAACCTCGATAACTTCTTTATCCAAGAAGGAATTACGAACATCTCTTTTTCCAGAGATCAAGCCGTCAAATGGAAACAACAACTTGAGAATGAATCAAAAAGCACACAATATGACAGAATTAATATAACAAAACGATTTTTTGAATATCTGTTCATACAAGGATTTCCGGTATTCCAATTTAAAGACATCAAACACCCTAAATCAAAATTCACTCCTCATATTTATACGGACGAAGAAATTGAAAAATATTTCGTTGCATTGGATCGATATGAACCGATAAAAAATAGAAAGCATAAGATCCAATTACCTGTATTATTCAGAATTATGTTATGCTGTGGAACACGTATGACCGAAACGATAAAGATTCAGAAAAAGGATGTCGATTTAGATGCAGGTATCATAAAATTATCCGAGACTAAAAACTCAAAACAGCGTTATGTGGTTATGTCCGACAGTTTAATAGAACTTATGAGAGCATTTGCCGACAAAACGTTCTACGCTTTATTGGATGATGACTATATATTCTCCTCTTTATACGGCAAGAATATTTCTGCTTCAACAGTTGCGGCAATACATCACGATATTCTTCGGCATGCAGGCATACCGAATAGAGGTAGTGGACGATACGGAAAACGAGTGCATGATTGGCGCCACACTTTTGCCGTAAAGTCTTTTAAACAACTTATTGATTCAGGGATGGATATGTATGCTGCTTTGCCAATTATGTCTGTTTACCTGGGACATGACAGTATCTATGCTACGGAAGGTTATCTGAGATTGACTATCAGCATGTATCCATATCTCAAGGAAAAATTCGAAAAAAATCTTGATGAAATATTTGAAAAATAGCTAATATGAAACGAACTGATTTTGCCGGTGCGCTTTACCGTTATTTCCGTGATTATTTAGTTAATGATCGAGGTTGTTCTGCACGTACAATAGAAACATATCGCTATGCTTTTATACAATTTATTGACTACATGGAAAATCACCTTAATATACGACCGGAGAAAATAGAACTAACGCATATCAATGTTCAAAATCTGCAATCATTTCTCTTGTGGCTGGAGCGCGAAAAGAAAGTATCAACGTCTACACGTAACCAGCGGCTCGCTGCTTTTAAGAGTTTCTCTTCTTTTTTGAAGTACGATCTTCCTGAATGCCTTGATAATGTAATACAAATTCAGAATATTAAAATGAAAAAATCTTTTGTTAAAGACGTATCTTATCTTAAACCGGAGGGGATTAAACTGTTACTATCTCAGATAGATAGGTCTTCGTACAAAGGGAAAAGAGATTATGCAATGTTCTCATTGTTGTATGCAACAGGCATCAGAGTTAGTGAATTAATCAAAATAAGGGGACGGGATATTTCAATGAGTTCTCCAAAGCATATAACTATACATGGAAAGGGAAATAAAATAAGGCATGTGCCAATCGTACAGCACTTGGCATCTATTCTTGAAAAATACTTGGAAGAAAGCCGATCCATGCTCCCGCAAAATCTGGATAAACCAATTTTTGTAAATCATTCGGATGAAATGTTTACAAGACAAGGGATCAATCATTTACTAACAAAATATGCGAATAAAGCGAGGACGGTGAATTCATCTCTCATCCCAAAGGATTGCAGCCCTCATAAGATCAGACATTCTACTGCAATGGCTATGGTTGAGAATGGAACGGATCTAATCGTTATACGGGATTTTTTAGGTCACTCCAGTATTCAAACAACTGAAATATATGCAAGATTATCCGCTTCTCGTCGAATAAAAGCTATTGAAGCGGCCAGTAAAGAAATTGTTCCACCAGAAGATGCTATTTGGGTAAACAACACATCTATTAAAGAGTGGTTGAAATCCATGACAAATCCTAAAATTATGTAAAGAAAATAATTAGGAAGCGGCTGGAACATAATATATTCCAACCGCTTCTTTACATTATAATAGTGTTTACCTAATTGTTGCCTTTGAACCACTGAAGATATGCATCCTTCTGAAATGCTGCGATGCGATCGTTGATCTGTTCGAGTAATTTTTCCATATCGATTTTTATTGGGTCGTTATGAAACAAATATAGGCAAAATCGGCTGCTGTCGGACTCTTTGTCCGCTTTTTTATGCATGATACAGGATCGTCCCGGTCGGACGCGGGGCAAGTTAGCGGCAGGCTCACAGTCCCTTATCGCCTTTTCCGCGCACGATCTTCCCTTCTTCGAACGGTATCGCACGCGGAAAAGTCGCACGGGCCGCCTGCCGCAGTTTCCGCCCCGTCGTCCGACCATGCAGGACATTCGGTCTGGCGACACAATAAGAATATTCACCAAATTGTTTCGAACCATGAACATCTATCGGATTTCGGCGGAAGGCTACGCCATGTATCTCTTCCGCGTTGCGGCGCGTACACAAGCTGCCGCCTGTATGAAGCTCTCAGTGCTGCTCGGCATAGCGGCCGAGAACTGTCGCGTTATGGAAACACTTCCTCTGAACGACCATGTACGGGAAATCGAATCCTGCCGTACGCGGGTGTCTGCGCGATGATATGCTGGATGGACCAGAAGAGCTTTACACGCTTGACGCTTACTCCCGACTATCGAACTACTTCGGAGATACAGAGGGCACAAGGCTTGTTGGAGGAAGTTTTGCCCACTATTCCCGATGCGGAACTGTTGTACGGCGTTTTCTATAATGAAAATACGGAATACTGCACGTTCGAACAGAGCCGTATCTGTTTCCGACGCAACGGAATCCTCTTTCGGATCAATAAGCAGTATTCTCCCAAACCGACCTATGCGATCGACATCGACACCTCGAATTTCAAGCACATAGATCTTCATATGCAGGCTCATATCCGGGATAAATATCCGGCACCGCACCGCATCGGTGTCCTTTCCGAGCGTAAGGTCAATATTTGGGTGGACTACCTGACTAAGATCTGGCACGACCTGGAACACCTCGATCGAGAACGCAATGCCCATATCGCCGCCCATCGATCGCGGTTGAACAAACTCTCGGATGTCAAGTGGAACAAAGATCGGGACAGAGGATCTATCGAGCGTAATGGTCTCTGCTACAGTTTCCGTTACGAAACGGGCACGATTCAGGAAAAGGTATCGCTCGATTACGGCCCCTGTACGCTCGACGACTTCCTGGCCCTTTCAGATAACCGCTACAGACCGAAATGCTGAACCTTTTTCAAAACGATTCCGAATCGGGAATGATACCCTTTCCGGAATATTTCATACGCAACCTGTATGTCCATCGCTTCCGGCTGTCGAGCCGGAGCGCTGACACGCGCCGCCGGATCGTCCGCTGGCTGTTTCTGCATTTCCACGTCTATGACTACCACCCTGCGGATGCTGAAACTACGGGACGCTACCTTTCGCGGGAACGGTTCCCGCCCCTGCTCTTTATGACGCTGACCGAGGATTTTCGCAAGGACTCCTCGCTGTGTCTGCGGATAATCTCCACCGACTTCTATACGCTCTATTTGGAAGGGAACGTCTATTGTGACGGCCGGTGGCATAACATTCGACTGTAACCTGTTCCCGCCTGAAAGCGGCGGGAACGCAAACCTGTTTTACGATGGCGAATATATGTATCAACCGCTTCTATTGTTCGACGGACAATGAAGCGAACTACGAAAAGATTCTCTACGGCCTCGGCGATCGGTTCGACCTGTACGATCTCGACGGCCGCGATAACTGGATGCGCGGGGAGTTCGACTCGAAATGGTGCTATCCCGAGGAGGCGATCGCAGCGATGATGAAGACGTTGGAGAAGGACCCGACGCTTCATATCGAGATCGTCTCCTGTGAGCCGGGGATGCAATACCTCGAAGCGCATATCTACGACAACGGCATGTGGAATAGCTTTTAATAGGATGAAACGGAATTTTCGAGTAGGTGTACGCTACACGTTCGAAGGAGCCTACACCGTTCGGGCGGTTTCCGACAAGGAAGCCGCCCGGCTTGTTTTACGACGATGCGGCCTGACGTGCGGCAACATCCATACGACGCTCGACGAGCTCACGTGTCCGGATTGGGACTTTCCTATACATCCCGACACACGGATAGGAAACGTCGAACCGATCGAGATGCCGGAGCGGAAGGCTTAAAATTATCAATACGAACTAATCTATGACCAAATACAGATTTTATGAGGACAGGAAGGTCTCGGTGTGGGAGCGCATCTACTTTTCCATCGAGGCCGCAACGATCGAGAGGGCCGAGGCGCAAGCTGCGGCGATCGCTCACAGGTCCCTTTACGCTGCGGCGTGCGACGACGCAGCGATCGAGATCGAGGAGAGCGAAACGCACTACGAAACGATCCAAGAGATCGCTTCGTCCGAGAACGAAGGCCGTGCTACGGTCCGAATCCACAGTGTAGACGACGACAATTACCGGATGATCGCCGACAACGGTCCGACATCGGAAACGAACGAAACGCTAAATTGAATTAAGACCTATGAAACGATTTGAAAAAATTGCTAAGCGCTATGCGCTTGCGAACAGCTATTTCAAAAACCGGCTGCTTATCTGGCCGGATACGCTTTGCGAAATTCACGATTACCTGCAACAACACGGTGAACTGCCGTTCCGCTACGACGGGGATAACTGGCCCTACGACGCACTGTGCGAGCGGCAGAAGCGACGCGGTGTCCGCCTGTCGCAGTACCTTACGCCCGATGCTACGGCCCGGCGGATCGCCGCCCTTGCCGTGCGGTATTTCGAGAATGACAGCCGTATCATGGACGTCTGCTGCGGTACGGGACAACTCACCCGGGCCTTGATCGCCGCAGGCGTACATCCCTCGCAGATCGTGGGATTGGAAGTCGACCGGGAACTGGCGGACTTTTACGCACGCCTGTATCCTGTGACGCAAACGCTGATCGGGCCATATCGGGACATCGATTTCCGCTGCGAGAACGTCGTTGCCAACCCTCCCTTCGAAACGACGGAAGTCGTCGATTTCCTTTCGTGGCTTGCGAAGGTACAACAGCCGGGCGACCGGAGTGTGTTGCTGCTTCCGCACGGTTTCATCGACAAACAGCGCCCCAAGGGCATACAGGAAACGCTGCGGCAATTCGAGGTTCTGTACCGTACACCTATGCAGGAACGGTTTGCGCGGACAAATGTCGCGGCTGAAATAGTCGTTCTGGCGCGACGATAGCATCCATTGCGAAGCATTCCGGCAGGCCGCTCGCTCCCGATTCTGCATTTCAGGTCGGGATCGGGAGCGGTTGCGGTATTGCCGTTTCCGCGATTTTCCGTACTTTTACAGAGTATTGACATTGTTCGATGATGTAAGCAAGACGCCTATGACGACTCTTCGCTGCGTGGTGGAACGCATCACCTATCAGAATCCCGAAAACGGGTATTCGGTATTGAAAGTCAAAGTAAAGGGCTACGATGATCTGGTTACGCTCGTGGGCAACCTGCTGGAAGTTCCCGTGGGGAGTGTCCTGTTGTGCCGTGGCGAGTGGAAGGTGGACAAGCGTTACGGCAGCCAGTTCGTTGCCGCAACGTGGGAGGAGACGATGCCCGCTACGGTTTACGGCATCGAGAAATACCTCGGCAGCGGACTGGTGAAAGGCATCGGTCCCCGTTTCGCCCGTGCGATCGTCCAGCGATTCGGTGCGGCGACGATCGAAGTGATCGAAACCGACATCGAACGGCTCTACGAGGTGCCGCAGATCGGCCGCAAGCGCGTGGAGAAGATCCGCGAGAGCTGGGAGCGGCAGAAGGAGATCAAGAACGTGATGCTGTTTCTCCAAAGCTACGGCGTAAGCACGGCCTATGCCGCCAAGATCTACCGAGAGTACGGCTCGGAGAGTATCGACAAGGTTCGGGAGAATCCTTACCGCCTCGCCGACGACATCTGGGGCATCGGCTTCAAGACCGCCGACGGCATCGCCGGCAAGATGGGCTACGGGAAGAACGATGCCCGCCGGTGTCGGAGCGGGATCCTATACACGCTCGGCCAACTCTCGGACGAGGGACACGTCTATGCCGAACGGGAACAACTCGTGCAAGCGGCCTGCACGCTGCTCGAAGCCGACGCGGCACCCGTCTGCGAAGCGTTGGAGCGGATGATCCTCTCCGAGGAGTTGATAACGGAGCGGGAGGCGATCTACCTGCCGGCGTTCTATCATGCGGAGTGCGGCGCGGCACGGCGGCTGAAAGAGCTCGCGGAGAGTGCGGGCCGCACGTTGTTCACTACGGAGCTTGACCCCGGCGTTCTTACCGCAGAAACGGGCATCGGCTACGACGACGTGCAGCTCGCCGCGATCCGGCAGGCCGTGACCTCCAAGGTCATGGTGCTCACGGGCGGCCCCGGTACGGGTAAGACGACCACTACGCAGGGCATCATCGCGGCGTTAAAGACGGCGGGGCTGCGCGTTCTGCTGGCGGCGCCTACGGGACGTGCGGCCAAACGCATGAGCGAAGCGACGGGGATGGATGCCAAGACCATCCACCGGCTGCTGGAATACAATCCGCAGGACGGCTATAAGCGTGGCGACGAAAATCCGCTGGACGGCGACGCCCTGATCGTGGACGAATGCTCGATGATCGACATCCTGCTGATGAACAACCTGATGAAAGCCGTTCCGGTGACGATGCGTCTGGTGCTCGTGGGCGACATCGACCAGCTGCCGAGCGTCGGTGCGGGCAATGTCCTCCGCGACATCATCGACTCGCAGAAGATTCCCGTCGTGCGTTTGACGCGAATCTTCCGGCAGGCACAGAAGAGCCGGATCGTGATGAGCGCCCACGCCATCAATCAGGGCCGTTTCCCCGATACGAGCAACGGCCGCGATACGGATTTCTTCTTTATGAAGGAGGAAGACCCCGAACGGGTGGCAGCCACGGTCGTTCGGCTGGTGAAGGAGCGCCTGCCGCGTGCCTATGGACAGCGGCCGGACAAGATTCAGGTTCTCACGCCGATGCAGCGGGGCATCGTGGGTGCCGCCAACCTGAACCTGTCGTTGCAGGAGGCCCTGAACCCTTCGGGGCCGAGCCTGAATCGCGGAGGCTATACCTACCGTCAGGCAGACCGGGTGATGCAGGTGCGCAACAACTACGATAAGGAGGTTTTCAACGGCGACCTGGGATATGTCGAGAGCGTGAATACGGAAGACCGGACGCTGACGGTGGATTTCGACGGCCGCAGCGTGGAGTACGACGTAACGGAGCTCGACGAGCTGACGCTGGCCTACGCCACGACGATCCACAAGGCGCAGGGATCGGAGTATCCGATCGTGGTCCTGCCGGTGCTGATGACCCATTACGTGATGCTCCAGCGCAACCTGATCTACACGGGGATCACACGGGCCAAGAAGATCTGCGTTCTGATCGGTGCGACGAAAGCCCTTGCCTGCGCCATCCGGAATCAGGCCGTGCTGAAACGCAATACCAAACTCAAGGAGCGGCTGAACCCCGCCTTGAACACGTGATCCGGGCGATCGCCTTTCGACGACGGATCGGATCACTTACCGCAGCAGATGCCACAGGGCTTCGAGAGGATGATACAACAGCATCCGGGGCCCGGCATAGCGCATCACGGCCCGAATCTTTTCCCGCTGTGCCGGAGCGTAGCAATGAACCGTGCACTGTTTGCAGGAGCCTTTGAGAGGGCCGTAGCGGCAGGTTTCCAACCGCCGGCAGGCGTAGGACAACAGGCTGCGGCACGCCTCGCACAGCTCCGCGTTGTGCTCCTTGCGACGGCAATAGAGGCGTATCATCCGCTCTACCGTCCGTTTTTCCCGTTCGATGCGATCCATCCTATTTCGCCTTTACGGTCAGCAGCTCCCGCCAGTCGGTCGTATAGCGCGGCGAGAGATGTTCGCGGTTCATACGGAACGGCTCGGTTCCCTGTGCCGCGATGACGATGCTGCCCCGGCCATAGACCTTGTTCACCCGATCCAGAGCCTCCATCAGTCGTGCGTGCTTCCCCTTGTCGGGCGGTGCGAACAGAGTGCCCTGCACGCCCGTTGCCGGTACGATCTGCGCGAGTGTCACACCTGCTTTTTTGTACCCGAACCCTGGACGATAAATTTGCCGCAGCGCTGCACGGGCCTGCCGGACGATCTCCAACGTGCTGTCGGTAGGTTCGGGTAAGGTCAGCACGGTCGTTTCATAGCGCTGGGGCTGGTCGTCCCGGTGGCGGTTGGTGAAAATGAATCCGTGTATCTGCCCGCAGAGAGCACGCTGGGCGCGGAGCTTCTCGGCACACATCGAAGCGAACTCCGCGACGATGCGTTCGAGCTCCTCCCGCTCGTAAATCTCCTTGGGGAAACTGCGCGAAACGGTGATCTGCTGCTTCTGCTGCGGCATCTGCTCGAAGCCGATGCACTCGATGCCCTGTAACTCGCGCCACGTCCGCAGACCCGTAATCCCCATGCGCCTGTGTATCCACTCTTCGGGCAGCTCGACGAACTGCCGCGCGGTCGTGATGCGCATCGAATCGAAGAGCTTGCCGTAGCGGCGTCCGATACCCCAGACCTCGTGCAGGGGAAAGGTCGCAAGTACCTTTTCGATGTCCTCGGGCCGATGCATGTAACAGCAGCCGTCGAGTTTCGGGTAGCGCTTGGCCAGCTTCGAGGCGATCTTGGCCAGAGTCTTGGTCGGCGCGATGCCGATGCTCACGGGAATGCCCGTGTTGCGGCGTATCGTGCGGCCGATGCGACGTCCGTAGTCGTCTAACGGCTCGGCGATGCCGTGCAGGTCGAAGAATGCCTCGTCGATGGAGTACACCTCGACGGAGGGGACGAGCGTGCGGAGTGTCGCCATCACACGGCGCGACATATCGCCGTAGAGGGCGAAGTTGGCCGAAAAGACGGCCACGCCGTGCCGGTCGATAAGCCCCTGTACCTGATAGAGCGGCTGCCCCATGCCGATGCCGAGGGCTTTGGCTTCGTTCGAGCGGGCGATGATGCAGCCGTCGTTGTTCGACAGCACAACCACGGGTCGCCCGACAAGATCGGGACGGAAGACCCGCTGGCAGGAGGCGTAGAAGTTGTTGCAGTCGCAAAGGCCGTACATCGAAGGTGTTATTTGAAGGTTTTGACGACGTGACGCACCACGCCCCAGATCGAGAATTCGTTGTCGGCATCGACGCGAATGGGCGGATATGCGGGATTGGACGGCAGGAGCCAGGCCCCCGCAGCTTCCAGCTTGACCCGTTTGACGGTGAACTCCCCGTCCACGTAACAGACGGCGATGCATCCGTCGTAAGGCTCGACGGCACGATCGACGATCAGCAGGTCGCCGTCGCCGATACCGTCGCCCGTCATGCTGTCGCCCTCGACACGCACGAAAAATGTCGAGGCAGGATTCGGCACCAGCTCACGGTTCAGGTCGAGCGGCATGTCCAAAAAGTCGTCCGCCGGCGACGGGAACCCCGCCCTGACCGTGCCGCCCGACAGAGGAACTTCGCACGGAGTAGACAGGCCCGGACGAAAGATTCGCAGTGTTTTTTTATCCATTCTTCTACATTTTACGGAACAGGCGTGAGTCTGTACCGGCCTTGAAACAGCACCTCGGGGAGCGGATCGGCGGACATCTCTCCGGCCCAGTAGCGCACGGCTGCGGCGGCTATGTCGCGGGCCGTGGCCGTACGCTCGTCTATGGCGTCGAGCCAGCGCATGTCCCCTGTAAAACAGTCGTACGTTTCGAGGATTTGCACTTCGCATAGCTGTGCCGAGGACATGCCGCTGTAATTCCTGTAATATTCGCAGGCCGCTCTCTCCGTGAAGAAATAGGCGCAGTCGGTGCGACCGATACGCATGTGCGGAGGACGGTGCAAATCGAATGCCGCATCCCAGATGCAGCAGACGCACGCCTGATGCTCCGGATTGAAAGGGTCGAGCTGCGGAAAGTGGTCGGCAAGCGAGGGAATCGTTTGCAGGATGCTTTGGCCGCTTAACAGCGACTGGACATAAACAAGACGCATGATCTGCGCGTGCCGGGCATAGTCGGGGTGTCGCAGGTCGTTGTCGCGCGTTTTCGTATCGAGATCGATTCCGATTTGCGTACGGTCGGATTCCAAACGGTAGAGTGCCATTGCGAGATTCTGTTTCGGGTGCCTGCAAATATAGCGATAAGACACCGAAAAGAACACGTAATTTTCGATTTTCCTTCACCTCCGGTTGCCTGCGGGGAAGCTCGGCACGCGCACGGCCGCTGCCGCGTCCTCGTCGGCTGCGGACGGGAAAATCATCCTCGGCGTCGGCGCACCTCCGCCCTGCGGTATTTTCCCGTCGCTGCGCCGCCGTCGCGCACCGGTGTTCTTCCCGAGGCAACCGGTACGTCCGGGATAATACAGATCGTCTGCCCGACAGATTCGGAGGCGGTCGAGGTTGTTCTGCGACGCTCCAGTCTTCGCTTTTCATTTACGAATCTCCAAACCGATAACGAACCATGACACATGATCCGACGAAGGGCTGTTATACCCTCGACACGTTACGGGCATTGAATCCGCTTTACGACCACGAACACGGCCTGACACAGCAGGACGTCGAAGCGGTCAATGCCATGAAGAAATACATCGAATCGACACGCAGCGCCGACAGGCCGCATTGCGGCGATCGGGTGCGATACGTTTCCCGCCACGGCGATTATGCCGGCAGTGCATTGATCGCCTACGACAGAAACGATATGCTCACCGTCTGTATCTATCCTTACGATCCCTTCGCCTCGCGGACGAAAGACGGCGTACAGTGCTGTAGCAGCGGAGGCCCCTTTACCCATGTCGCGGCTGCCGCATTCCGCTATGAGGGTCTCCGGCGGGGTTCTTTCAAAATCTGGGGTCACGACGGACCTTGCGGCAACGGGTCGATCCGCTTCGAAGCCGAAGTCGCGGGGTGGAGCTACCGCGAACCCGATCCGCTCTATGGCGACTTTACGACCGAGGCGTGGCGCAGGCTCTATGTCTATCGGATCGAACGGCCGTGCGGCAGCGATCTTTACCGCACGAACGGCCGGGAGATCGGCGACGAAGCAGCGTTCCAGACGTTCCTGCACGACTACAAAGCTACCGTATTTCCGGGACGTTCGCCCCGGCAGCTGGTCGTCTGGTGCTACCGCCCTGCGGAGAGACCTCTGTTGCAGGAGCAGTGGGATGCGCTCGACGCGCCGATCGCCAATTGCCATATCTACAACGTCCCGCAACCCGTGAAGATTCTCTACGACGATCTTCGGCACGAACGGATCGTCTGTTACGTTCCGCCCACACTCCATATCCATTAAATCCCTATAACATTATGAATGACGACACACTGATCGTTACCGAAACCGAGGGCGATACGTTCGACTTGCAGCTCTCGGAGTCTTCGACGCCCGAAACCTTTCGACGCCGGGCCGCTTCGCTGACGGGAAGCGGCCTTTCCGAATCCGAAGCGCGGCATGTCGTTGCGACGACGCCCGTTCCGATGGAGCTTTTCTGCGACTCCGAGCGCGGAATCTTCGCTGTCGAAGCCGAACCGCTCGCCTACAGCCCGCTGTTCAATCCCTACACGGGAGAGGAAATCCCGAACGAGAACCTCCGAACGGAGGATGCGAAACTTTCCGACAGCCGAACCGCGACGGAAAGAGATAAGATACTGGAACGATACGAGGCGATCGACCGAATACACCGCCGACGCCTCGTCGATCTGATGACAGGAATCGTTTCCGAAATGACGGGCCAAAGCCTCGATTCGGGCAACGAATATCCGGTATCGGACGAACGCCAGGATAAATGCTATGTCACAGCTTTCCAGATAAAACATGCTGTGTTGTATGCCTGTCTGTCGTACGACTACGGAGGGGATCGCTGCGTGCCGGTGCAGGACCTCGAAGTCGGACAGCTTTTCGATGTCTTGCGGATGATGCTGCAAGACCTCTGAATATCATTCCGCCCCGTTTGCCCCGTAATCAGCGACGATTACGGGGCGCATTTGTTTTACCATAAAATTTACCGATTATGAGCCACGAAATCATCAAAAACATCTTCGTCACCGCCGACCGGCGGGTGATCGTCTGCCATGCGTCCAGCAATATCCAACCGCAGATTTTTCATGAGGAGGAATACGGACCTTTGACCACACTGCTGCGCAAGGAGGGCTACGAACGCCTGGAGGAGGAAATCCTCTATCTCTTTTTTCTGGGGGTCTGGCAGAACGATCTGCGGCACGGCCGTGCTGTCGCCCGCGCTATCGAGCAGGAGCGGATGGATGTTTACGAACTCTGGAAACGATGCGATCGGGACGTATCGTTCCGACGGGAGTTTATCAGACATTTGGCCACCTATCTCGAACCTTTGACGGTCGAATTGCCGAACCTATAAAACCTCGATACGACTATGCGAGTGAAATTATTGCGTCAGGCCGCAGGTCGGGATGACCGGATCGTCGCGGCCTATGAAGATGTGACCTTCCTGAACGAACACGTCGGATGGTATCCCATTATAAAAGACCGGTTCCGTAAGGCGAACGATATAGTTGTCATCATACTGCGTGTCGGCGACGTTTGTTTCGAAGCCGGAAGTATGTTTCGCAGAGGAATGCTCCGCAAGGAATATATCGAAGCGCGGACTGCGGAAGCTCGCAACCTGCGAGCCGCTGTGCAACGCCGTATGGAGAACCTCCAATGGATTCCGTCGTCTTACGTGGCAGCCTACGAAGCACTGGGTTGGGATGCCCGGCCGTTGAAGGGGCATCGCGCCCGTATGCGCGAACTGTATGCTGCGGAAGACCGAAGACGGGAACAAGTGCGGATCGAACGGGAAAATGACGACAGTGGCAAGAGGAAGCGCGGCTGAGAACGTCGTTGAAACGGGCCGAGGCTGCTTTTCGGGAGGGAGGATTCGTCGAAACGGAACTCTTTATTGCCTTGTGCGGCAAATATGGTATCAATATCCACCCCCGGACGCTCGGCATGCTGCAAAGACGGATCGCCGATTTATCCCGAGCGCAGATCCATTGCAAAGGCGTGAGCCGAGGTTTCCGTACCCCGTCATTGTGCGGATGCCGTGAATTGATCGATCGCTTGGCGGAAAAACTAAAATAAACACATAGCGAAAAAGTAAATTTGGGTAAAACGTAGCGAATTAGCTGATACAGCGTTCGTTACGCTTTGTTTTTCTATGGGACAGAGCCAACGAAATACCACCTCGAAGCCAAACAGCGCAGAAGTTCAGTTACCACCTCATTACCCCCGTAACGGGTGTGAATTTCTTGCTAAATGGTTCTGTTTCTGCGATTTGCGTAATTTTGCATAGCAGTCGGTAACTCACTAATAACTAATTTTGTAACCAAAAAAAGGAGTGAGTTATGCGTAGTACATTCAAGGTATTATTTTACGTGAAGAAAGGCAGCGAGAAGCCGAACGGCAACCTGCCTTTAATGTGCCGTATCACGGTGGACGGCGAGATTAAACAGTTCAGTTGCAAGATGGACGTTCCCCCACGGTTGTGGGACGTGAAGAACAGCCGTGCTTCGGGCAAGAGCGTCGAAGCACAGAAAATCAACCTTGCGGTAGATAAAATCCGTGTGGAGGTAAACCGCCGCTATCAAGAGTTAATGCAGACGGACGGTTATGTTACCGCCGCCAAACTCAAAGACGCCTATCTCGGTATCGGCGTCAAGCAGGAAACTTTGCTGAAACTGTTCGAGCAGCACAACGCCGAGTTTGAGAAGAAAGTCGGGCACAGCAGGGCGCAGGGTACATTTACCCGTTATCGGACGGTCTGCAACCATATTCGGGAGTTCCTGCCCCATACCTACAAGCGTGAGGATATTCCATTAAAGGAACTCAACCTCACGTTCATCAACGACTTCGAGTATTTTCTGCGCACGGAGAAGAAATGCCGCACCAATACCGTGTGGGGCTACATGATTGTGTTGAAACACATCGTTTCCATTGCAAGGAACGACGGGCGTTTGCCGTTCAATCCCTTTGCCGGATATATCAACTCTCCCGAAAGCGTGGATAGGGGCTACCTCACCCAAACGGAGATACAGACGCTCATGGACGCACCGATGAAGAACGCCACCCACGAGCTTGTACGGGACTTGTTCGTCTTTTCTGTTTTCACGGGTTTGGCGTATTCGGACGTGAAGAACCTCACCGTCGACCGCCTGCAAACATTCTTCGACGGCAACCTGTGGATAATCACCCGAAGAAAGAAGACCAACACCGAATCAAACATCCGCCTTTTGGACGTTCCCAAGCGTATCATCGAAAAGTACAAGGGGCTGGCAAGGGACGGTCATGTTTTCCCCGTTCCGAGTAACGGAAGCTGCAACAAGATACTCAAAGATATAGGCAGACAATGCGGCTTCAAGGTACGTTTGACCTACCATGTGGCACGCCACACGAACGCCACGACCGTACTTCTGTCGCACGGCGTACCCATCGAAACGGTGAGCCGCCTTTTGGGACACACGAACATAAAAACCACCCAAATTTACGCCAAAATCACCGCCCAGAAGATAAGCCAAGACATGGAAACCTTGTCGCACAAGTTGGAGGATATGGAGAAGAATATCTGCCGAGCCATCTAATTAAAAACAGAATCCCGATGAAAGAAGAAAGGAACATTATCACGATGGACGGGCAGGGCAATATCTCCCTGCCGAGCGATATAGGTGCAACCGCCATGACCGAGCGGGAAATCTGCGAACTGTTCGGGGTTATCGCCCCGACGGTTCGGGCAGGGATAAAGGCACTCTGCAAAAGCGGAGTTTTGAGCGTATATGACATAAAGCGCATTATCCGCATATCGGACAAATACAGCGCGGAGGTTTACAACCTCGAAACGATAGCCGCCCTCGCTTTCCGTGTTGAATCGTTCGGGGCGGCGAAAGTCCGCAAAGTGTTGTTGGAAAAGATTATACACGGGCGAAAAGAGAAAACGAAGGTATTCGTGTCGGTTGTTTCGGACGGCAAGCCCAACAGCCGTTGGAAAGCATGATGATATATCAACATACCAACATGCAAACATATCACTATGGTGATATATATTGCAGGTTCTATTCCTCTTTTCAGAGGAAAGCGGAGCAATCATTTCCGTTTACAAAGGCAAAGCAAGCACGGGGCTTTATGTCGGCTAAAAGGTCAGGCGGCTGCGCCGTTTCCCGATAAATCTTCCTCTCGCTTCGCTGCGAGCGTATTTATCGGGAAAACCTTGTATCCGACCGCCCCATGCAAAAGAGCCTTTGAAAACGGAAACGACCGCCCCGCCACCCACCGACCGAAAGGAAAAAAATAAGGGTGGGGTTATATGGGTAAGCAGACGGCAGGGACAGCCACCGCAGAAAGGCAGACGGACGGTACGCCGCAGGGTATTTACGGAGAAAATACCGTAGCTTATTAGGGAATTTTCCGAGCCGCAATACTACGTATCGCTGAAAATTCCCCAATAAGGCAAGGGGCAAGCCCCTCTGCACACCCCATCGGGGACGGCATTTGCCGCCCCTGAAGATACAAAAAAATCATTGTTGCACAAGCCAAAAAAGAAAGGAAGAATATATGGGTTTCGTAGTTTTACACATGGAAAAGGCGCACGGTTCCGACAGCGGGACGACCGCCCACATAGAGCGTTTCATCATACCCAAGAACGCTGACCCCACACGCACGCATCTAAACCGAAAACTCATCGAATATCCCGAAGGAGTGAAAGACCGTTCGGCGGCTATCCAAAGGAGGCTGGAAGAAGCGGGACTGACACGCAAAATCGGAAGTAACCAAGTGCGGGCAATCCGCATCAACGTGTCGGCAACACCCGAAGACATGGAACGCATCGAACGGGAGGGACGGCTGGACGAGTGGTGCGCCGACAACCTCAAATATTTTGCCGACACGTTCGGGAAGGAGAACATCGTGGCGGCTCACCTGCACTTGGACGAGAAAACACCGCACATGCACGTCACACTTGTGCCGATAGTCAAGGGGGAACGCAAGCGGAAGAAAAGGGAGGAGCAGGCGAAGAAACGCTACCGCAAGAAGCCGACCGACACCGTGAGGCTGTGCGCCGATGACATCATGAGCCGCTTGAAACTGAAAGCCTATCAAGACAGCTACGCTGTTGCGATGAAAAAATACGGTTTACAACGGGGCGTGGACGGTTCGGAAGCGAGGCACGTTTCCACGCAGCAATATTACCGTGACATAAAGCGACAAACAGAGGAACTGAAAACGGAAGTGGTGGAATTGCAGGAACGGAAAGAAACGGCACGGGAAGAGCTTGAACGGGCGAAAAAAGAGATACAGACCGAACGGCTGAAAGGGGCAGCCACGACCGCAGCCGCCAACATCGCCGAGAGTGTCGGTTCTCTTTTCGGGAGCAACAAGGTCAAGACACTGGAGAGGGAGAACACCGCCCTGCATAGGAAGGTAGCCACACACGAGGAGACCATCGAAGCCCTGCAAGCCGAGATACAGACCATACGGGCAGACCACAGCCGCCAAGTGCTGGAAATGCAGCAACGGCACTTGCTGGAAAAGAACGAGACGGTAACAAAACATCAAACGGAAGTATCAAGGCTTAACGCCTTGTTGATAAAAGCCACAGAATGGTTTCCTTGGTTTCGTGCTATGCTCCGTATTGAGAAATTGTGCCTTGCTGTCGGTTTTACCCATGAACAGACCGCCCATTTAATGACAGGCAAGCCATTGCCGTACAACGGCGAACTCTATTCCGATGAGCATAGGCGTAAGTTCAAGACGAATGATGTTACTGCCAAAGTTGGTACAAACAATGGAAAGCTGATACTTGCCATTGACGGACTGCATATCGGGGAATGGTTCAAGAAACAATTTGAACGATTACAACAGAATGTCGGCTTGAAGCCTATTCAGAAAAAGAATAAAGGCTTCAAGCTATAGTCAATCATGCGCATCACATACATGGAGGACATTTTTTGTCCCCCATGTATATATAGAGTCCAAGACTAACTCATGTTATTCCCAAGAAATTACTCATACGGTCAATACACCGTTTCTTTTGATTGAGATTAGGATGAACGTACAGATTAAGTGTCGTTGCCACATTTGAGTGACCGAGTATGACACTGACAGTTTTATAATCACACTGGCTTTCAATACATCGGGTCGCAAATGTATGCCTAAGTCCATGAAAGACCAAGTGGGGAATATCCAATCGTTTTAGCAACCTGCCAAAATAATCACGATAAGAACGGGGCTCTTTAGATTGTGTGGAAGTGCCTACCACGTATGGGGATTGAGATTGTTTCCTTACCATTTTCAACGCTTGGAGAAGCTGTTTGGATATAGGAATCTCACGATAGGAATTCTTGGTTTTTGGGGAAGAGTGAACCCTTTCTGTAGATTTCAACTCACAGTTATATATTCTGCCTACAGTATGCTTCACGATGATTGTCTTTTGTGCAAAATCCACATCTTCCCATTTCAAAGCACAAACCTCACCGATTCTCATTCCGGTACAGAGAGCCAACAGTACACCTATATTTTGTGGAGTGGGCTGTTCCAGCAAGTGACGCATCAATATACGCTGATGATTTAATGACAATGTGGGCGGCAGTTTGTTTTCTGTTTGGGTAGGATATTCGATTTCCCATTCTTCAAAATGGAAAATCCCGTGCTTATTCCCGTATTTGATAACAGATTTGAGCACTGCCACTATATCCCGGACTGTTTTTCTTGCTAATCCGGAAGTACATTTGTCTATCACAAACTGCTGGACATCCTTCTCTGTTATATTTTCCGCAGCGCCAAATCGTGGCAATAGGTGTGTTTGTAACGTAAGCTGATAAGCACATAGGGTGGAATGCTTCACTATCGGACGCTTTGCATCACACCAAATCTCGGAAACTTCGTGAAATGTTTTTTTATTGTTCATATTTTGAGAGAATTAATTGATTTAACTCTCTCAAAATAACACACTTTCACCGATTTCCCTTTGAACGATTATGGGTTTTACAAAGCATCTCGCAATTTTCCATGCTGGTTGCCCCTCCCTTGCTCCATGCAGTCACATGGTCGGCATCCATTTCCGAAAGTTTGTAAATACGGGTCTTGTTGGCATTATTCCCCAACGCACAGAGCGGGCAATTGGAAATTCCCTGTTTCTCAGCCGCTTCGGTCTGACGCTTGTAAGCAGCCCGCTTGGTTGATTCTTCAAAGATACGGATGTCAAGCAGTTTCTTATCCTCTTCTCCACCCAGTACATATTCGTAAATATTTCGGGGACACCGCACACTTTCATCCGCTTGCAAGGCTTTTACCCGTTCCGCGACATGGACGGTGCTATAAGGGGTGGCATGGTACGTTTCATACAGCCGTCCCCATTCCAAGCCGCACATGTCACGCTCTACCATAGTAAAGGTAGCCGATACCCAGTCAATCACAGAACGGAAATAACTTTCCAATTCTCCCGTGGAAGGCTCGTGACGGTGTATGCTCATATAGGCATCAATGCTCATCCCCTTACTGTCGCAAATCCACCGGAGGGCTTCCGCCAGATAATCCTGCCGTTTCACATCTCCCTTGATATAATGACTCCATTTCTGTATTTCCGCATTTTGGGAATTACTGAACACCCGCTTGGCTGCATTTACGAACTCGCCCGAATAGATGGCATTGAGCAATTCCTGCTCCTTGAGCGGAATGCCTACAATATTGATGGTCTTGAACCACTCCTTTATTTCCTTTTCTTCACCCTCGCATTCATATACCAGCAGAGAGGATTGCATAATCTTTTGTTGCTGCTCTTCGGGCAATCCCGAGAAATACTGTACGTTATCCGCTTCATCCTTGATGGCGAATTTTCCTGTAACGAACCGACCGATAGAAGTGATGCGTTGCTGCCCGTCAAGTACTTCAAATCGTCCGTCCACAGTCCGGTTGAAATAGATTAGTCCGATGGGATAGCCTTTCAGCAGGGATTCTATCACCGATACATCACGTTTCCCATCGTTGTAGATGTAATGGCGTTGATACTCGGGTTGGATAGTGAGCCGCCCGTCCAATCCAAACAGACCTTTACCTTCCAATTCGTTGTAGGTAAATCCTTTACAGATGTCTTCGACAGTCCATTCTGTATGCAATGTTGTCTCCATGATATTGATTCACTTTATAGGATTATTCTTTTGTGTCTTCTTCTTCCGGAGATGAATTGAGCGCAATGCCTGTCTTGGCGTTCAGCGGACTGATGACCGCCTTGCCCGTCTTGGCTTCCAACTCCATACGGGCATTGCGGGCAATCTCACCACCGGCTTCCGCCACATCCATGTGTTCCCGAAATGTCTCCGGATTTTTACTTTCAGATATTTCTTTGGTGGAAAGTTCCGCCAACATATTTAGCACCAATTCCTTATTGGTCATATTGTCACGTAAGTTCTCTTTTTTCAGACCTTTGAACTGCTTATATTCCTTGGCGGTCATGTCACTCCAAGTCTGATAAATAATATCGGTCAGCGTAGCAAACTGTACCCCCTCTTGCAATCCGTGCCGCTTCCATTCATCCGTGAGGTCTTTACGAATCTCTATGGATTTGAGACGCTGATTAATCCAATTATCCGAATACCCCAACCGCTTATAGTCCACCAGCGCTTGATTGATAGAGAGTTCGGGGTCTTGCATTTGGTTAAGACGTTCAGTCGCCACTTGTGCCATCCATTGCTTGAACGGTTCTGCTTTGGGCGATGGAATAGACTGAATCAAACGGAGAAGCTGCTGAGTATCTGCGACATCGGTTAAATACATCTTCCCATCAGCCGATTTCATTTTCAGTTGACTACAATTTGTAGTCAACTCACTCCCTTCTTTTTTTAAACGTGTTTTCAAGACACTCCAATACTTACGAGGATTAGGGCTATCGGTTAGGACAGCCACCACATCCACTATGGAAAAGTACCATTTTTCTTCTTTGTCATCCCAAATGGTACGGACTTTTTTAGCTTCAAAAAGCTTGATGGTATTATGTTGTGTCATAATATTATATTTTTGTCTTTATTTTTAAGTTGAAATCTTAAGGTTTAGAAAAGGAAACGATGACAAAGACTTGGTTGTAAATGGAGTATCGCCATATTTCCGAATCCTAATCAGACATTTGAAATCTTAGGGATGTGCGAGAACGAGGACCTATATTCAATGAAAACACGTGTTTATACCACTTATGAATGCAAGACAGCCTATTTGAAAAAGTTCGGAAAGACTGGTACATACGACTTAAATGCCAGTGGAGTAATCACAAGAAACGGTATTCAAGAAAAGGTCTATCAACGCATTTTAATTATCAATCGTAAGTTTGCGCCTAATAGCTAATCTGCAATACATTCGATTGTAGTCGGTTCCCATCTTAATGTAAAAAGCGGGACCACCTTGTTTCTCTTTCGGAAGATTATCTGGTTTTTTGATACCAAGTTCCAAACTAATCCCTAAGATTTCAAATTGCTCCGGACAATACTTATCCAAAAAGGAAATAGGAACGCCCATCACACCGTCATAATCTGACGGAATAGCATCCGTAAAAGGCACTTCAATGGCATCATAATTGTCATAACGGTCATAGGCGGTTTTGCCTTTCAGTTCCTTGTGTTTGGAAAAACGGAGGTTGTCTGCCATAGTCATGAGGGGAAGAGGTTCATGGCGACGACCATGGTCAATGTTAGTAAACCATCGTACTCCTTTCACTCGAATAAACTTTCGCCCATTATCATCTATTCTCCATCCTGCTGCTGTTAAAGGATATTCGTCCGGAACTTGAAATTCCCTATCGCCACTATGAATAGAATACCCAAGCCACATCTTATTATCTTTTATTAAAGGGAAAGTTTCTTTGTAGGTGATTGCATTCATATTACCTATTATTATGAATTGTTTATGGGCTTCAACTATCCATGCAAGGAACTCCCTAAATAGTGAAAAAGGTGGGTTTGTAATTATTATATCAGCTTCATTTCGAAGTTGAGTGACTTCTTTACTTTTAAAATCACCATCACCTTCCAAATACTCCCACTCTAAGTCATCAATATTGATATGCCCATCACCCGTATGATCTTTTTCAAGAACAAAGATTTTCCCTTTTGTCTGTGCTTTCTGCGGATCAAACTGTGGAGCTTCTTTTTCAAATAAAGAAGGTTCTGCCAATAACTTCATTTTTTTAGCATCCGGCGCATAACTCGTAGAAATCAGTTTTTTCAAGCCTAACTCATCAAACTTGGCAGCAAAGTATCGGGTAAAGTTGCTCCATTCGGGGTCATCACAAGGAAGCAATACAGTCTTTCCCCTAAACACGTCCGGGTCATATTCAAGATAGGCATTCATTTCAATCTCTATGTCATGAAATTGCGTATAGAACTCATCATTCTTAGCCGCCTTAGCTTCTTTTAGATTAGTATTTGCCATATGTCTATTTTTTTATTTCGTTAGGTACAAGAAGTGTACGCACATCCACATTCAGTATTTCCGCTATCCTGTATAGTACGGGTATAGGAGGTTGCACTTTGTTCGTGGCGTATAGATTGACCATATTAAAACCTTTGCCAAGTCGTTTAGCCAATTCAGTTTGACTAATCCCCGCCTCAATCAATGCTTCTTTTATCCGATTCATTGCGACATCTTCTTTAACTTGTCACAAAGGTATATAATTTTATTGGGTAAACCACTGTGCTCTTAAAAGAAAGTATTTCGTTAATGGCTTATCCCAAGCTATTTTGGAAAATTCTATTTGTTTTTTCGCCAGTCGATTTTATAAAACTGCCGCCGATAGTTCGTACTTTCGAAAAAAGATGCTATATTTGCAAATGAAAGAGTTATTTGACAGCATAGCAACGCAAAACGCTGAAATTCGCACGGTTGCTAACTCGTTACCGCCACTTTTCAAATAATTCGCTAAAAGTTTATTCCTCAATCGGTTAAGTCTAACCGATGAAAATCTAAAATAGCATCTGGAGCAATGGCTATTTCATTCAGTTTCATTACAGCACTAGCACCTAAAATAGAATATCGATTTTGGTGGATTCTTGCTGTTGGATGGATTGCTCTTGCCGTGTGTATTATTCTGAATATCCTATCATATTTAAAAGCAAAAAGAAATTGCCGCACAAATATTCAGAATATTGACAACTATTTATGGGGGAAGTACAACACAGATAATGACCAAGAAAGATATGATGAAACACAGCGAAGAAGCAGGGAAATATATGATAAAAATAGAAAATTAGATAATCGTTATAATCGGCCAACTGCATGGCTGATGATTGGAGGTATTACGTTTATTTTGGGATTTGTGTTTGTAAATCTCGTTTTTAACAGTCCAAAACAACATCAATTGCGAGAAAAAACTACGACTCACGCGATCTCATCTATTGAGAAAACATCGAATGGACTAAAAGTTATACAGCAAGATACATTAAGCAGTCACCAGATTAAGGAAACTTTATAAATGACATATATGGCAAATACAATTTTAACAGAAGGTAAAACGCCGTCTATTCCAACTCCGCCATCACCTCCAACCAAGCCTATAGGAGATGTAAAAGTAAAACTTGGTTTAACCCCTACTAATGCAGTCCCTCCACCTCCACCTAAAACTATTATAAAGAAATAAGAGGCTTATGATACGAAATGATAAGTTAGATGCTGTTCCTCCAAAACCAACAGGAACAAGCAAGCCCAAGAGAATACAAGACGGGAAAACAACAAATACAGCAACCCCGCCCCTTCCGCCTAAACCCAGAATAAAATAGTACAGCATGATAATCAATGAGAAAGAATATGATTCGCCAGAAAGTGTGCAAATCAGAGGGCTGACATCAAAAAATGCTCCACCGCCTCTACCTCCACCGCCACCACCAACAAATTCCAAATAGCTCCGACAATAGTCGGAGTTTTTTGTCTATATACTGCCCACGAACAGATAGATAAATCAAAGCCCCCGCCCTTTATTGAATGTAAAATCTAAAAATATGGACAGACAGTCAAGGGCAAAACGCATAGCGGATTTGCATGTGTTTTACGGACAGAACGAGGTGGTGGAAGAACTCATCCGTGCAGGTAAAATCGACGAGGAATACATGTATCCCTTTGTCGATATGGACGGGGAGGTTTTCGAGTGGTGGCTGGTATCGCCTTACTTGGCACAGGAACTCAAAGGACGGGGAGAGGTCGTAATCGACGCGCTCGATTGTCATTGGTGGGGACGAACAACCAGCGGACAGGCAATCTACATGGACGGCGTGATACAGAAGATTGCAGGAGAGTAAAACTCGGTCTGCATATCGACATAGTAAAACTGCAAATTACAGAGATTAGGGGCATTGCAATTCCGAGAAGATTTTGCAACCTCTAATTTCTGTTTTTGTGTTGGTATAAAGTTGATAAGAATATGCAATAGTTAATTGCAATACACTATTTCTAACCTCATGCAAGCGTAACAACAAAATCTTCTTTCCCAATTTACGAATAACAAAGTTTTGAATCCATAAGGCGTGCTGTTGCATGGAAACTTTGTTTTAGAGAACTTTGCAACTACAATACCCCAAGAGTGTTGCGTATTGAGAAACATTTTCTAACTTTGTGGTGCAGTCCCGAGCGGACGGCAGACATATTAGTTTAGTGAAAGTGTTTCGCTAATCCTTGTACCGAAATCTGACAGTTTCAACAAAGACGAGGATAACGACAACGCTCATCACCGCGTATAGGCATATATCATTCTTGATATATACTATTCGGTGTGGGGTATTGTTTCATATTCGTCTTTGGGTTTTGTCAGAACCTCGGTACAGATAACGAACAACTCCACACTTTCTTTTTGCACATAACCCACCGCAGTAGGAGTTGATACGGTACAAATTGTTGTACTATGACCAACTATCATTTAATGGTCAATACTCAGCAAGAAGAATTGCATGAGAATTTTAATTCCTTTTATCAAGAGTTAAAAACATTGGGGTACAATTTACATCCCAATGGAACGGTAGATGCCACTGAACAAGAGGCTGAAGCCATATTGGAACTGGCAAAAAAGAATCATATATCACTTAAACTTATAAGAAAATCATGAAAAAGCTATTGACACTGGCCGTCATGGTTACGGCTCTCGTGCTGTCGTCATGCAAGTACGATGATGACGACATTTGGAACAGCGTACACGGCTTGGAAGACCGTGTGGCCAAGCTGGAGGAACTCTGCAAGCAGATGAACACGAATATTTCGTCGTTGCAGACTATTGTGACAGCCTTGCAGAATAATGATTATGTTACGGGTGTCACCCCAGTCATGCAGAGCGGCAAGGAGGTCGGTTATACCATCACGTTCAGCAAGAGCAATCCTATTACGATCTTTCACGGTAAAGACGGACAGAACGGTATGGACGGCACCGATGGCAAGGACGGTACGACACCTACTATCGGCGTGAAGCAGGATGTGGATGGTATCTACTATTGGACACTCGATGGCGACTGGCTGACCGACGAACGAGGCGATAAGATCAAGGCCGAGGGAACGGATGGCAAAGACGGAGCAGATGGAGAAAACGGAAGCGATGGTACAGACGGTACAAATGGTAAAGATGGCATTACGCCCCAATTCAAAATCGAAAATGATTATTGGTTTATCTCCTACGACAATGGCGATACTTGGACACAGGTAGGCAAAGCGACTGGCGAGGACGGCAAAGATGGAGAAGATGGTGTCGGTGGGGATTCCATGTTTACAGGTATAGACTATAAAACCAGCACCGACTATGTAATTTTTACATTGGCTGATGGTACGCAAATCAAATTGCCTACATGGTCTGCTTTTGAAGCCTTACAGCGTCTTTGCAACGAAACGAATACCAACCTTTCAGCCTTACAGACGATTGTAACAGCACTCCAAAACAACGATTATATCACAAGTGTAGACCCGCTGACCGAGAACGGCAAGGTGGTAGGCTATACAATTAAGTTCGCCAAGAGCAACCCGATTGTGATTTACAACGGCAAGGACGGTGCGGATGGTGTTGATGGAAACACTCCCGTTATCGGAGTGAAGAAAGACACGGACGGCATCTATTATTGGACGTTGGACGGAGAGTTTATCGTTGTGGACGGACAGAAGATAAAAGCACAAGGGACAGACGGTAATAATGGCACGGATGGTTCAGACGGTGTTACGCCAAAACTCGAAATTCGAGAGGGCTATTGGTGGATTTCCTATGACAACGGAACGAATTGGACGCAATTAGGCAAAGCTACGGGAGAGGATGGCAAGGAGGCAGATAGCATTAAAATCACGCAGGACGAGAACAATGTTTATTTTGAACTGGCAGATGGAACGGTTATAACAATTTCAAAAACGGGACAAACAATAGACCCGAATGTCATTCAATTTGAAGATGAAAATGTCAAGAAATTGTGTGTAGCTATTTGGGACACGGATGGCGACCACGAATTATCCTATAAAGAAGCCGCCGCGGTTACAACACTTAGCACTACATTTAAGGGGAATGCAGAAATTCAATTTTTTAATGAATTGCAACATTTTACTGGATTGACAGTCCTTGATGATACATTTAGCGGCTGTTCCAATCTTTGGAGAGTTACGATTCCTGCAAATGTAGAAACTATTAGTTCTACAACTTTTTGTCCTTGTTCTCAATTAAAGCGAATTGCATTTGAGAAAGGGGCAAAATTAAAAATCATCCCCCAAAGCGTATTTGCGAACCTTAACTCATTGACTGCAATTGAGATTCCTGCAAGTATTGAACTTATTGAAGATGGTGCATTTGCGGATTGTCACTCTCTTACGGTTATAACTTTTGAGAAAAATTCAAACCTAAAAGCTATAGGGAATTCTGCTTTTGACAGCGATTGAAATCCCCTCAAGTGTAGAAACGATTGGAGAAAGAATTTTTCGTAGATGTACTGGATTGGTGAATGTAACTTTTGAGAAAGGTTCTCGATTAACTTCGATTACTGGCGATTGCGTAAAAGATAGTGGTAATCGTGTTACTTCGTATGGTGCGTTTTTAGAATGTACGTCATTAACTAAAATCGAAATTCCTGCAAGTGTAACAACTATTGGAAGTGGGGCTTTTCATGATTGTTCTTCATTGGAAATAGTGTCATTTGAAGAGGGCTCCAAACTTATAACTATTAAGGATGGGTATAAAGATGGTGGCAATACAGTATATGGGGCTTTTACTAATTGTGATAACCTAACATTGTTTGATGCTTCTAATTGTACCCAAATAAAAACTATTGGAAATTATGCTTTCAATTACCGAAATAGGTGGAATTCTCAAATATCATTTACAATAAAACTTGGTACAGAGATTCCGCCAATACTTACTTACACTAAGGACGAATATTATACTCAACTTTTAATTTTGATAGCGGAAATAGTAAATACTTGAAATTAGTCGTTCCTGCAGGTTGTGCTGTTACATATCAAAGTGCAGATAGGTGGTCCAAATTTACGACCATAACGGAAATGTAATATAGGTTATGTTTTAGGCAGACTTGGGAAGATCATTCTTTCCAAGTCTGTCCTTTTATATTACTTGCATATTTCATAAATTTTTCGTATATTTACATCATAATCAAAGATTTAATCACAATATAAATTTTAGCTAAAATGAAAAGAAAAACACCAAGTATTAATTGAAAAACGGGGACAGAGACTATCGACGATGTTTAAATATCGTATATCTCCAAAGGGGTATCTTATGATAATATTTACGGCGTCTGTCTATTCGTAGGACGTAGAACTGATGACCCCACACCACGAGAGTTTCACTATATCTTTGAACTCGACATCGACCCTACGAAAGATATGACCATCTGTTTTCAGAAACGAGGTCGTTATATGGTAGGATTCTCCTATCTGCTAAATCCAAAAGCCGTAGAGGAGGGTTGTCTCGCCATTGTATTGCCCAACATGGTAGATATTCCCAAGTCCAATTGTATGCTTAATCTCTTTGAAGCCCATATAAAGAGTGATACGGTCATATTCGACTATACGACAAAGGAGGGCAAACAGAACGTATTCAAATTTCCACTCACGGGTTTTAACGAGAAATATTTAGAGCAGTTTATATAGATATAATTAAGAAATATGGGATTAGTATATAAAGACCTCATGGGTAAAATGGGGATAGATGATGAGGGTTTATTTGAACTTGCCTATTGCGAATTAGATTATATCTCTAATGAATTGCAAAAGATATATAAGTCTCCGTATATAAGTGATCTGAATAGCTACATATTATTCGCTATTAGGAAAATGTTGGATTCTTGGCAGTCAATTCATCTACTATGTGAAGATAGGATAGATGTTTCATCTTTGGTTACACTTAGTCGAATGATTGTCGATAACTATACTATATTACATTTCATCCATATTAACTCTAAAACGATAGAAGAAAGAGAATTAAGACATTACTTGTATGTTTTAGATGGGGTTGAAAATAGAATAAAGGAACTACGCAAATTTCCATCCTTGACTTTTGATCTCAATTATATTGAACAAACTGAAATAGATCAACTGGCCCAACAAATTGAAACAACTATGCAGAGTGATCTAAAGGCAAAAGATCAATTATTGAAAAAGATTAGAAATAATCCATTATGTAATGTTGATATGGAAAATATCATCCAAAGGCGTAATTGGAAATACAAAAAGTTAAATAATACGATAAAGGGAAATAGATTTTCATGGCTGGAATTATATCAACAAGCAGGAATTAAAAATAGTGTATCTCAATTCATATCTGGCTATATGTCTGAATTTGTCCACGGACTTTGTATGTCTAATATTGCATATAATACTCCTCCTTTTGAAAAAGGCCAAATCTTGAATATTAACACTGTATTTATCAATAAAACAACAGATATTATCAAAAAGTTATTCCAAAACGACCTTGCTAAAAACGATATTGATATTCGAAAATCAGATATAGCGACCTCATTGCTTTTAATGGTTACTCCTGAATATATTTCAGAAAAACTATTACAAATTGCAGATAAAACAAAAGCAACACAACATTCTTAAAAGGAGAGAGGAAAGAAATGATGTGCACCCCAAAGTTTGGACTGATTAATAATTCAGATAGCATGAGTTCGGTATTGTACCGGGCTCAT